TATCCATATCCGTAGGGGTTTCCCCGTCTGCTACTGGGGCAGTCTGAATATCATCAATTTCCCCTTCCTTACCTCTACCATGCCAGATAATTTCTGCCTTTTCTGCAATTTCTACCAATTCTCTATCGGTGTACTGCCCCGATTGAACCAGCGTGCCGAATGAGGTTTGCAGGGTTAGTACCTCGGTAGCAGAGCGGGTAGCAAAGCCAGTAACCCTAAGGGTAGGGTAAATAGGCAAGCCAGGGAAATAAAGGTCGCAATAAACCCGAATCAGGTTTGTCCATGCCCTTTCAATTTGCCTAGCAAATACCCCTAAACCCTTAAGCCACATTTGGGATTTTACATCACCGAGGTTATAGGCTCCTGCCGATTCGGTACCCAGTCCAGAAATAGCATCACGAATGGCGCTACGCTTATATTTAGCACACATATCAATAATTGATTCCAGCCCTGTATTCATCTGCATTTGCAGCAATTCTACGTCAATTCCATCCCCTAATTCTAGTACTGCGTCTGCCAGATTTGCGTATTTAGAGAGCGCTGCAAATGCCGCATCACTAGCGGCCGCCGAATTAGGGGCGGCACTACTTCTACGCAATACGGGTACACCTGGGCCAAACCTCTGCCAGTGTAGGATAGAAGCGCTGGTTACTTCCATTGATAGCAAATCCCACTGCCTAGCCGAGCGCACTAGGGATAACCCTTCAAAATTATCCCCGTCTTTATCGATGCTAAGTAGTACTGTTTTCCGAATATCCAGAAAAGGCGCTAAACCAGAACGGTAAATACTGCCATTTGGGTTGGTTTGCTGGACGCCTACCAATTCACCACTAAGCCCGTCAAATACCCACCTCATTACTGTATTCGGCAATCTGGGAGACAAACCAGTAATGCGCTTACCAATAGGCGCATGAGGGTCCATAGCGAATTCATAAAGGCCGAAACCATTAATAATGCCTGAGCGTAACATCTGCTCAAATGCATCATCGAAATCCACTGCCCCGAAATGCAAATCTACGTTAATTGCCTCTGCTACCATATCCAGCAAATCGCGATTAACTCCCAGTAATTCGGCCTGCCTTTCCGATAGAGACGGGGCTTGTACTTCGATTGTAGCCCCTGCCATTACGCTAACCAGATTGGCTACGCCTTCCCTGATTACGGAATCAGAGCGATAAGCTGCCATAAACTGCCCCTGGTCATAACTTAAACCTCTGCCCCGATAAGGGTACAAGTCTGAGTTTAATTCTACCGCTGGGGTACCGCCTGCCCACGGGGTACCAGTAACCCCCGTTAATTGATTCCATTCAAAAGGGGTAGGCTGGATACCGTCTGAGGTAGAAACAGGTGAAACAGAGGCACGGGTAAATAGCTCTTTTTCTCTGGAATCCTGAGAAACGTGCCGACCGTCTGGACGGATTAGGTTTAGTACCGAATCGGTAGAATCCTTACGGTAAATGGATTCCAGCAAATCCGTTCTGCCTAATTGCTCTGCTACCTGCCGACGTGCCTTAGTAATATCCTCGGCTGGGGTTTTCACCTGAGCAGAACGCCTAGCCTTATCGGCATTATAGGTAGCAGCCTTAGCGGTTTTCCATACCCGCTGTAATTCGGTAGATACCTCATTAGGGTTAACCGACCTGCCCAGGGACTG